CCTGATTTCCAGACCGTGAAAGCGCCATTGTCCAGAATGAAGGATTGACAGGCATCGGCAGCGGCGCCGATGTCCTCCTGCCGCGGGAATGGGATCAGGGCGTGGCGCCCGATCATAAAGCGCGCCACGTCCTGCCGCGGACCGCCCATCGGGGTGCCGTGGTAATGGATCATTTCGCCTCCCGCGCGCCGCCTGATCCTTCGGCCTTTTCCTTCAGCCATTGATCGACATCGCTGACGCGCCATGCCCAAAGCTTCCCCATCTTGAAAGGCGTCGGGATGCTTTCGCTTTTGGCGATGATCGCCAGCCGGATCGCGCGCTCGGTGCGGCCCAGCTTTCGAGCGATGTCGGCGACATATAGAACGTCAGCCCCGGGCATCTTTTGCGCCCTCGCCGTCCAGATCAAGTTCACCGTCGCTCGGAAAAAGCCCGATCTCGATCGAGTCCTGCAGGTATTCCGCGATCCTTGCGACTTCATTCCCGGTCGGCTTGAAACTGACGCCGAAAACAAGCTTGATTCCGCCACCATCGATCGGGGTCGCCTTGATCTTTTTCACCTTGCACCCGTAATGCGCGCTGCCGAGGATATCGAGTCGGTAATGCTCGATTTCGTGCAGGAATTCCAGCGGGCCGAGCATGATGTTTCGAACTGCGCCGCCGGGCAGAAAAAGAAAATCAGAAAGCCCGTCGCCGAGCATCTGCAGAACATCGGACGAAGTGATCGCCTCAAGCTTCAGATCGACCGCTAATTCCTTGCTGTCGTCCGGTCCTTCTTTCCGCGCGTTGATATGGGCGATTGTCGCCTCGCCGCTGAATTGAAATTTCATCTTGATTCCCCTTTAGAACGGAATATCGTCGTCCATATCGTCGAAGCCGCCGCCGCCCGCCGGCCTGCGCTCCGCTGGCGCGCTTCTGGATGGCGCAGCGCTGGCGCGGGATGCTGGCGCGCTGGCGCGGCCTGAATCTTCACCTTCGCGCTTTCCGCCGAGCATCTGCATGCGATCGCCGCGAATTTCCGTGGTGTATCGATCGTTGCCGTCCTTGTCCTGCCACTTGCGGGTGCGCAAGCTTCCCTCGACGTAGACCATCGCGCCTTTCTTCAGATATTGCCCGCAGATTTCAGCGGTCTTGCCGAAGAATGCGACGCGATGCCATTCGGTCGCCTCCTGCATTTCGCCCGCCTTGTCCTTGTATTTTTCCGATGTCGCCATCGACAGGTTCGCCACCGCGTCGCCGCTGGGCAAATAACGCATATCAGGATCATCGCCAAGCCTGCCGATCAGAATCACCTTGTTGACTGATGCCATTTCAATCGCCCTCCTTTACGAAAACCCCGTTCACCATCCGGCCGCGCCGGTCCTTGATTTCATTCCACGCGGCTTCCACGCAGTCTTCGTTGATATCGAATCCGTTCATCCCGGCCAGCGCATCCAGAATCAGGGCGGCGTTGCCGATCCCGTCCCTGATGTCGTCACGGCGCCCTTTCGCAATGCCGTGGGCGATCTTGCCGTTCTCCCTTGTGAGAATTGTCATCAGGGCGCGATCGTCAAATCTGGCGATCTTGATTCTCGCGGCCACGATGCAGTCCTCGATGTCCATCCCGTTCTGCGCGGCAAGGATCGTCAGAACGACCAGCGCATCACCTATCCCGTCCATGATTTCGTCGGGATTGTCAGTTTCGATGCCATCGGCAAGTTCACCGACTTCCTCGGCCAGCTTCACGAATTGCCTGAAACTGTCGCTCCCTTCGATCAAGTTTCGATCAGCGGCCCAGCCGCGAATTTTTGCGAATGCTTCCATCACTTCCCCTTTCCAGTTTCAGAAATTTCCCCTTCGACTTGATCCATTCGCGCGTCCGATTTCTGCAGAGCCGCAATGAATGAACGGACCGCGATTTGCGCGGCCTGCGCGCCGGCATAAAGCGCAGCGCAGACCGCGACAATCAAGAGCGCTTTTCGCATTCCCCTTCCCCTTTGATGCTCACCCGAAGATCGCTGAAGTCGCCCAGCTTGACGGGCTTGCCATCACGGGCCGACCTGAAAACTGATCCGCCGCCTTGATATGCGTGGTGCGTGACCGACTTCCCGTGATACTGAAGCGCGCGCCGGGCGCATTCCTGCGCGCCCTGATGCGGCTTGTATTTGCTGCGCCCGCCTTGGCGAAGCTTCCGCGCGTCATATCGTCCGCTGAAGATTCCTTTACCCTTGCCGCGCGACTGATATGGGCTGACGGTGCCAAGCGCAAGCCGCCGCGCATTCGCGTCGCCGATTTTCATAATCTCGCCGATCATCGCTGCGAGGGCGATCGCCCGGCCGAATGGTGTCCCTGTCTTCATCTTGCTTCCCTTTCTGCCGGCTTCCGCCGGCCGTTGATCATTCAGCCGCCATCTTCGCCCGCAGGCTCAGGTAAAGCTGTTTCAATTCGACGCGCTGGTCTTCGCTGGCGATGAATCGAATGTCATCCGCGAAAGCATCGATCGTATCGATGTCGCCCGCCTTGTTCAGCCGATCGGCAATCTGCGCGTAGGTGACTTCGCGCGCCGCTGGCGCTGGATTGCCGCCGGAATCGCCAAAATCGGCCGCTGGTGCGTCGTTCTTCTCTGGCGCGGCCGCTTGCCTTGCCCGCCCCTTGATCGCGGCCTTGACGGCATCCGTTCGCGATCCCTGTTCGGCCTGAACCGCATCGGGAGAAACTTCAAACCAATCGCCGACCGAACTCATTCCGTCGCGCAGCGATTGATAGATTTTCTTCAACTGGACCATCAATGCCGGGGTGATCGATTCAAGCCTGCGCTGAATCCGCTTCTCGATTTGATCGCGAGTCACCCCGAATGGCGCGAAAGCGTCGATCATTTTCTTGATCGATTCCGGGCTGGTGTCGGCATGCGTCGTCAGCGTGACTTCGCATTGCCGAACTGCCGCCTCGATTACGTCGCCGGGGATCACGCCGAGAATGCATGCGCGAAGCCGGCGCGCGCCCTGATTGGCGACCATTTCATAAATGTCGCGCGGGTCTTCCAGCTTATAGGAACCCTTTTTCGTATAGCGCGAATGGGGAACCTGAAAGACCTTCACTTGCCGGGTGTTCGATTCCAAGTCCCAAGCGAAAGCCTCGACCGTGCTTTCTCCGTTGCGCTGTTCCAGTTCGCGAATGCCGAACTGAAGATTTCCCCAAGTCTGCGCAAGCGCTTCAGCCAGCCGGATGCTCGGGCCGGTCACATCGGCGCCGCCGCGGCCGTAGGAATAAAGCGCGCCCTCCGCAAGCGTGGGTCGCGCGCATGCCTGCAGGATGCGATCGGTCGCCGCCACCGGATCGCGCGGGAATTTCTTCGCGATCACCATCATTGCCTGAACCTCCTGCGCCTCCCGGGCCGACGCAGCATCGACCGTCGCGGCCGATTGCTTTGCCGCGCTAAAGGGGTTTTGTTGCTGGATTTCCTGTCCCATCTTGATTTCTCCTTTTATCCAATTTTCAGGCGCAGAACCCGCGCGCCCGCTTTCGTGGTGCTGTTTTCCCCAATCAGCGAAGCCATTTCCTCGGGGGTCTTGGAGGTTAGCGCTTCCCGGGCGATCTTTTCCCAATCGGTCAAAACGCTGTCCCGATTTGCTTTCCAGCTTGCCAGCACGGTGCCATCGCAGACGATTTCCTCGGCGTCGCCAAAGACCGGCAGGATTTCGTCCAGAATTGCCTTTTCTTCGTCGGCGGCGGATTTCTTCACGCGGCGAACTTCATCAAGCCGGCCGATCGCTTCAGCCACTTCCACCCCGACGAAAACCTGTTTCGAGGCGATATGCTTCGGCCAAAGGCGGCGCGCTTCGTCGGCAGTTCGCGGATCGGGCGCGACCCCTTCGATTACATGCCGGCGCCACCATGCGCTTGCTTCCGCGATGATGTCGGCCTCAAGCGATAGATCGCGCTGAAGATGGTAGACCCGGAAATCGCTGTTGCCGAAAAGCACCGCGATGTCGGCATAGTTGCACCCGGTAAGCGCCATGTAAGCGGCGCACTGCATCAGATATGCCGGCGGGACAAGATCGGTCCCAGCTTCGCCCCAATCCGGGCTATTGCTGGCGAAAGCGCTTGCCGTTTTGCATTCGAGCAGGCGATTCGTCCTGATCTTGCCTTGATGACTTGCTACCTTTTCACCGGGCGGGACGACCAGCCGATCAACGTGCCCGATCAGCGGAGCATCGGGATGGCGCAGCATCGGGTTGTATTTCTGGACCTTCAGCCCGGTAAAGCCGGAATATTCATCGGCGACGAATTGTTCCGCCATCGTGCCGAAGCGCATCTGCAGGCTCGATTCGCTTTGCTCGACTTGCCCGGTCTTTTCAAGCCATACGTCCAGCGGCGATTTGAAAGGCGAAAGCCCGAAGATCGCGCCGATATCCGACCCGCCCAATCCCTCCAAGCGCTCCCGCAGAAATTCTTCTCTTGTTGCCATGATTTCCCCTTGAGAATGGGCGGCTTTCGCCGCCCCTGATTGATTAAGCCGCAAGCTTCTCGGCCAATTCCAGCCCGCGCGCCTTGATCTTCGCGCCAAGCCCGAACCATGCGGTATCAAGCCGGCGATCTTGCGTGCGTCCCTTGTGGTGATCGATGTATTCGGTCACCGCATTCAGCATGCCCCAAGCGCTGTCGTTGACTGCCTCCTGAAAGCCGCCGATTTGCGCGCCGCGGAAAAGGTCCATCACCGAGCGATATCCCTTGCTGGCGCGAAGCTTGTCCATGTTGAAGGATTCGTCCATCCGCGCAAAGGGCGAGAAAAGATCGAGCAGAAATTCATCGGCTTCGTCGGGCGTGATCTTGCGCTGCGCCATCGCGTTCGCGTTATCGATGAAGCGCTCCCAGCTTTCAACCTTCAGGCCGAGCGAGTCCTTCACTTCGCTGGGCTTGAAAATCGCCGAGTGGGGAATGCTGATGCGATGTTGCCCGGAATTCGACATCAAGCTTGCCTGCAGGGTGTTGTTGCAGACCACCCGCACCGTGGTGAATTGCGCGATCGTCGCCATCGATCCGTCATAACTGGTCGCCAGCATCAGGTAAGGCGCGACTTCATCATCCATCACCCGGGCGTTTTCGCCGAGGCGCGCCATTGCCCAAATTCTGCGCCCCTCGCGGATCGCGCCCAGCGTTTCCATTTTGGCGTGATTGCGTTCGACCAGCCCGCGGAAGAAAGCCAGAACATCGCTCGGCTGGACGATCCGATAATCCTTGCTGACGACCGAAAGCGGCGCATTCGTGTCGCTGCGATAAAGGACGTGCTTGTCGCTGAATTCGCGCAGGCTTCCGTTCTGATAAAGCACCGGGGTCCTGATCGCATCCCAATTCAAGCCGGCCTGTTCGCGCCATTCGTCGATCGATGCATCGGCGTCAACTTCCTGTCCAAGCCCGTGCCAAGGCTTCGCGCCAACGTATGCAATCGCCGGAATGCCTGTCGTCATATCAATTTCGTGTGCCATTTTTTGATCTCCTGATCGTGGGTTGATTTTCTGGCGCCGGGTCATTTCCTGCGCCATTGGGGTGAACAATAAAGAAAGAAAAAGAAAAGTGCAAGCGCAAAGCGAATCAAAAGTCGATCAAAAGATTTGATCCGCCGATGTGGGATTTTTATCGGCCGATGCTCTAGCTTTTCGCGCCGCGATAGCAAATAATCGAAGCCCGGAAAAACAATCGAAAGGAATCAGGATGACAGATGACGAAATTCGCGCGCGCGGCTGGTCGGTGCCGATCTATCGCGCCGTCGCGGCCGCTGGCGGGCCGATCGCGGTCGCGCATCACTTCAAGCTTGCCGCCATGACCACCCCGATGCGCTGGTATAAGACCGGCCGGATCGGATCGCAATACATCGTCCCGCTTTGCGCGCTGGGTGGGAATGCGGTGCAACCCGATGAAATCCTGCGCGCAGTCTCGGCAAATCCAACCCTCGCGGCATAGGTGGCGCCATGAACGAAATCGAAATCGAAAACAAGAACCCGGCGCCGATCGTTGTCGCGTTGCGGCAAATTGCCGATTTGGTCGAGTCCGGAAATTTTCAGTATCAATCCGGCGGGCTGATGGTCAATTTCGTCCAGCGGACGGAACCGATTCCAAACGGCCCGATCATGGATCAGGAAATCATCGGCCGCGAGGTGGTAATCACTTCCGATCTTGTGCTGGTGGAAAGCGCCATCCTGAAGACGCGGGTGGCGCCATGAATTTTTACCCCTTCCATATCGGCGACTATGCCAGCGCGACCCGGCATCTTTCATGGGACGAAGACATGGCATATCGCAGGCTGATCGATGCTTATTACACCCGCGAGGAATCGATTCCGCTGGACCGGCGCAAAGTCTATCGGCTGGTCATGGCCGGGACGCAGGCCCAGCGCGATGCGGTCGATGATGTCCTGCAGGAATTCTTCACCGAAACGCCGGCCGGCTGGGTCCATTCCAGATGCGAGGCGGAAATCAAAATCTATCACCAGAAATCCGAGAAGGCGGCGCAAAGCGCGCGCGCAAGATGGGATCGAACAGCGGAGCGATCGCGAAGCGATGGCAGTTCGGGCGCATTTTCAGGCGGAAGCGATCGCACTGAATCTGGATGCGATCGCATAGACGAAGGATGCGAACGCACCGAATCGGCATGCGAAGGCAATGCTACCAAGACCAAGACCAAGACCAAGACCAATATATCTAAACCTAAAGGTTTAGATTCTTCTCCCGCTGAAGCGGGGAAGCCAGCCAAAAAGGGCGCGCCATTGCCCAGCGATTTTGTCCCGAATGAAACCGGCGTCGCTTATGCGGAACAGCGCATGGTGCAAATCGAATCGGAATTGAAAGCCTTTGCCAACTGGCACACTGCGAAGGGAACGCTTTTCAAGGATTGGCAGGCCGCGTGGCGAACATGGTGCGACAAGGCGGTCGAGTTCGGCAGGGCAGGGAATGGACGGGCATCGCCGGGAACTAAATTCGATCCGGTCGCCTACGTGAATCAGAATCGGAAAGGGGGAAGGCATGACGAAGATGAGGAACGCACCATTGATGGAATCGCGCAGCGCGTGGCTTGAAATCCACCCGCGGCTTGGAATGTCCCTCATGGATCACTTGTGGAATCGGCTGGACGGGGCGTATCCGAATCGCTGGCGCGCTGCGTTTGCCA